AAGTGAGGTCTCGTCTGCAAAAGAGGGCAAACGAGCTTTATGACCTTTTCGTGGCGACTGTCGCCCGAAACCGCAGCATGGATGAAAAAGCCATTCGGGATACGAAGGCTTTGACATTCTCTGCGGCAGAAGCCGTGTCGATCGCGTTGGCCGACTCTATTGGCCCTCTCGACGACGCGTTGGCAGCGTATGCAGCCGAGCTTTTTGGAGCAAATGGAGAGGTTGACATGACGACGAAGGAAAAGGACAACGCGGCTGCTGTCCAAGCCGCGCGTGATGAGGGTTACGAGGTGGGCTACGCCGAGGGTTACAAGGCGGGCTACGCCAAGGGCGAGGATGCTGGCATCGCGGAGGGTGCCAAGGCTGAGCGCGAGCGCATTAACGCGATTATCTCCTCTGAGGAAGGAAAGGCTCATCCGAAGGCCGCTCTTTCCGCTGCCCTCAAGACGGATATGACGGTCGATCAGGCTCGTGCGTTCCTCGCTGATCTGCCCGAGGAAAAGGTTCAGGTCGCAGCTCAGGTTCCGGTTCAGGCGTCTGCCGACAATAAGCAGAAGTTCGACGCTGCCATGAATCAGGACCGGCCCGATGTGGGGTCTGACGTTGAGGCCAGCAAGGACGACGATCCTATTGCGCTGGCGCGGGCGTTTGGCCTCCAAGGGTTTTGATTTTAGCTGCGCGTCACGTTAAACGGGCCGTGGCAAGGCTAACGCAATAGATTTGAGGATGCGACAATGGCTGACGTGAAAATTCCCTACCCCGAGGCGGGGCTCGCGGCCTTCGAGGCTTTGGATAGCTACGAGGCAGGGCTGCTGATTTCTGGCAACTGGCCTCCGCTTTCTCCAGGTTATCCGTTGGAGGTTAAGGCTGACGAGGAGCTGCCGCAGTTCGCCGTGGTCGGGCTCGATTCTGACGGCAAGCTCGTGATGGCGACTTATGACGACGATCCTAGTGCCGCCATCAAGCCGATCGGCATTTGCACCCAGGCGGTCAAGGGCGATTCCGGTGGCGGTACGACGGTGCCGGTCATCTACTCAGGCTGCTTCAATCCCGACATGCTCGTTTGGGACGACTCGTTCGACACCGACGAAAAGAAGCTCAACGCCTTCGTCGGATCGCCGACTCCGACACAGATCGTACTCCGTAAGCGCGGGTGAGAAAGCTGCCGTCACCGTTCAGGTGGCGGCGTTTGATTGGCCACATTCGAGATTGAGGGTGAAAAGCGATGGCGAACAGCAACCCCTACGAGGTTTGGGATACCCGTAAGAGCCTCGGCGTTTTCCGCGATTTGAAGCCGACGCCGAGCTATTGGCGGCAATTTTTCCCCAATAGCATCACGAGCACGGACGAGTGGATCGATTTCGAGAAGCTGCCCGCCCAGGTGCGCAAGCTCGCTCCGTTCGTGCGGCCGCTTGGTGCCGGTAAGCCGATCTATCAGGACAGTTCGACCGGCTTCCGGTTTAAGCCAGCGTACATCAAGGTCAAGGATGCGATCGATCCGCTCGCTCCGCTCGTGAAGCGGCCGGGTGTTGATCGCTCCATGCTCAATGAGGCTGACCTCACGCCGATGCAGCGCCGCGAGTTGCTGCGTCTCGCGATGACTCAGCAACACGTTGCGTCGATCGAGCGTCGTTGGGAGTGGATGTGCGCTCGCGCCATTATTGACGGCAAGGTCACGATTGAGGGCGAGGAATATCCTGCCGTTGAGTTGGATTTCCGCCGTGCTTCCAATCATACGATCGTCAAGTCCACGCAGGGCACCTACTGGGGTGACGAGGGTGTGAGCATCTTCGATGAACTCCAGACGTGGATCGATCGGATGTTCAATGCCCCGTTCGGAGGCTTCCCAACTCGGTTGACGATTGGATCGAAGGTCTGGAAGGTTTTCCGTAAGGACCCTGAGATTCAGAAGCACATGGACATGACAGTTCGCGAACCTCGCGCAACCGTCGAACGCGGTCTGATCTCGCCCGAAAAGGTCGTCAAGGTTGGTGAACTGATCGTCGGTGGTTCCTCTGGCGCGGCTATCGAGGTCTATCTCTACAGCGACACCTACGTTGATGAGAAAGGCGTTGAGCGGCCGTTCCTTGAGCCAACTGACATCGTGCTCACGGCAAGCCCCGATCAGATCATGGGCTACCAGTGCTTCGGCGCGATCATTGATCCGTACTCGCGGTATCAGGCCATGCCGATTTTCCCGCGCAACTGGATCGAGCAAGGCGATCCTGCCGTCGAGTACATGATGCACCAGAGCGCGCCGCTCATGGTGCCGGTCAATCCGAACGCTACGCTTAAGGCGACGGTCGTTCCGTCGAACTGAGCGTGCGTCTGACGGTTTCCGTCAGAACCTTCAAGAGCTGGCGACCATTCCGGTCGCCAGCCCATCCCAAAGGGAGACACCAATGAAGTTGATTGCCATTCATGAGATCGAATACTGCCTAAACAGGAAGCGGCACGCCGCGCGCCCTGGTCACCTTTTCGAGGTTGATGATGAGACTGGTGCGCGTCTCAAGAAGATGGGTGCTGCCCGCGATCCAGATGATGCCGAGCTGGCTCTTGAGGCCCTTCGCGCCGGTAAGATCCAGATCTCAAAGGATACCAAGGTTGAAAAGGAAGGCGAGGAGCAGCCGAAGCGTCGTGGCCGTCGTCGCGCCGAGGAAGGTGACGACTCCAACAAGGATGATGACGTGGTGTAATGGGGCCTTTTAGGCAACATATCCGCGAGGCGCGTCGGGCACTTCATGACTACATGAGTGTCCCGGCGCTCTGCTTTAATTGGCCCTTGCCAGACGGTGAGGAGCCGAAGCGGGTTTCTGTGCGAATTCACGACAAAATCACCATCGTCGGCGACCTCAAGGGAACGAATTTCCATTACGCCGAGAGATACGATTACGTCCCACGCGCCATTTTCATGCGGGATGAAATTACTCCGCAAAGAAAGATGATCCTCACTGTTGAGCCGGGAATTGCCTACCGGATCGACAGTGTTGAACCGCCAGATGAAATTACGATCACGGCGAATCTGACGCGTATTCGTCCAGAGGAAACGGTCGGAATGCCCTTCCCCGAGAATGATTAAGGATTACGTTATATTCATTGAGGGATTAAGCGATCTCGGGGACCTTCGTGAACTCAAGCCCGAGATCCTGAAAGCGGCGTCGATGGCCGTCAACAAGGCCGCCGACAGGGCTAGGGTTCGCGCCGCAAAGGAAATGCGGCGGCAAGTCAATTTCCCGGCACGCTACCTGGAGGGTCAAAACAGTCGTCTGCGCGTGACGAAACGCGCGAAGCCTGATGACCCGGTTGCCATCATCACGGGTCGCAGGCGACCGACATCTCTCGCCCGTTTCGCGACGGGCTCTCGCAAGGGCCGTGGAGGCGGCGTCTATGTCACCGTCAAACCGGGTCGTAGCCGCTTCATTGGTCGCTCGTTTCTCATGCCCCTGCGCGCAGGTCGCGACGAATTGGGCAACGTTGGTCTCGCTGTTCGTACCAAGCGCGGGGCTCGGCCGAGGAATGCCTACAAGCCGGTGAAAATCGCCGAGGGGTTGTGGCTGCTCTACGGCCCGAGCGTCGATCAGGTTTTCAAGACTGTGCGTGAGGACATCGCGCCAGATACGCAGGAATTCCTTGCTCGGGAATTCGCGCGATTACTCAATCTCGACATCGTGAGGTAGTTATGAAAGTTCCTTTCAGGTTGCGCGTCCTTCGGGCGCTCACGGAGGTTATCGAGGGTGTAAACCCCGATAATGGCTATGAGAACGATCTTCGCGGCAAGGTGTTTCGCGGTCGGGCGGTTTACGACGACAACGACCCTCTACCGATGGTGTCGATCATGGAGCCTCCCATTCCCCTGGAGGTTATGCTTTCTCGGGAATCCAATCCCAATTCTACCGGCGATTGGGAATTGCTCATTCAGGGCTTCGTTCCCGATGATCCCGCTAATCCGAGCGATCCAGCGCATATTCTGATGGCCGAGGTCAAGTCGGTTCTCGCGAAGGAAAAGAAGCGGGATCGTGGTCGCAATATCTTCG